AGTTTCGCATCGTTGTGGCTCGAGGGTAACCCCCTGCAGAGGCTCAACGTCGTAAATGGCGAGTTTGCACAATTACGCACAATTGGTTTGAAGGGTGATAATCTCTCAATTGGCAAACTCGGACTCCAGATAGAAGCTAGCGTGCCATCCGTTGATGTGCAGGGACTCGAAATTCTAGCACATACTAGCAAGTACCCTCTCACGTTACCGCAGATCCTTAAACATGTGGACAATAATGCCACAAAAGGAACTCTGCTTCTCCAATACGTTACCAGAGACGTGAAAGAAAAACCACCAATTGTGTTTCCACCGACCGAAGCTGTCAGGAGGTATCAAGCCAATGTATTGGCTTACGACCCTGAAGCGAAGCCAGGTCTGCGTTCATTCATGTCACCCATTGTGCATGAAGCATTCGCCCCCGATTCCTGTGTCGGGTCAGATATGCAAGCTGTTGATGGTCGCCTCACCAAGGTAAGACCACCAGAGCTCATACTAACCCAAACTATGGACGAATGTATGGATGACTTCATTAAGTTGTTTGCACACGACTTTGAACGGTCACTATGTCCAGTTGAGCCGTATGTCGTCTATGAACGCCAAGAAAGACCTACACAGAGGGCCCTTCTCCATCGCGCAGCGAATTTGGAGTCTAAGGATAGTACCGGTCCGGTGAAGTCCTTCGTTAAGAAGGAAGCTTATAGCAAACTCTCAGATCCTAGGATCATCTCCACTCTTGAGACACCTGTCAAGCGTGATTACTCAAGGTATATGTATGCCTTAGAGACCGTGTTCAAGAAAGCCTCTTGGTATGCCTTTGGGCGACAACCTCAGGACATCGCTTTACGGGTAGCCGATGTCGCCAGAAATGCTGACACGCTGTGTAACACAGACTTCAGCAGATTTGACGGCCATGGCTCAAACGTAATGCGAGAGCTTGAAATGCGACTGCTAGCCTTTGTTTTCAAGGCAGAGTATCACGAGGAGATAATGAGATTGCATAGGCAACAGTACGGATTGAGAGCCGTAACGTACCATGGCGTGTGGTACGAGACAGGATATTCACGCCTATCAGGATCCCCCGAGACCTCGCTTCAATAGCTTGGTCAATGCTTTCATAGCATTTGCAGCACTGCGACGAACAAGAGTGCACGGGGTCCCTCTTAGCCCACCCGAAGCGTACAGTAAACTTGGCATTTATGGAGGAGACGATGGGTTGACACCAGATGTTGACCCAAAGGTATACCAGGAAGTTGCTGAGTCGTTCGGGCAGGAGCTAGCGATTGAACCCGTTCTTCGGGGGGAACTTGGAATCAAGTTCTTAGCGCGCATGTACGGACCTAATGTGTGGTTTGGAGATGCTAACAGCTGTTGTGATATTAAACGTCAAATAGGTAAGATCCATACAACAGTAGTTATGCCACCAACCATCACTGCGACTGAAAAATTGCTTGAGAAGGTCCGAGCATTTTCTTTGACCGATGCCCACACACCTGTTT